TATAGGAGTTAATTTTGAAATTACCGTGCTTCCTAATTATAATAGTAATGAAGTATTGTTAAAATGTGTTTCTGGTTTAAAAGATTATTTTAATATAGATCGTTGGCAAGTTAATCAACCTATTATAAAGTCTGCAGTTACTAATATCATAGGTAATATTCAAGGAGTACAAACCGTGGTATCTGCAAAGATTAGAAATATATATGATTCTGATAATGGTTATTCTGGAAATGTATATGATCTTGCACCAGCAACAAAAAATGGAATAATTTATCCATCATTAGATCCTAGTATTTTTGAAGTAAAATATCCTAATCAAGATATTCGTGGAAGAGTAGTAAGTTCTTAATATCTTTATATTTATACTAAAAGGATATAAAATGGGCGTAATACGGAATAATAGAACAAGTATTGTGGCAGGTGGCCTTATTTCAGCAAGTTATGTTTCTGATGTATATAATGTTTTAACTGGAAATACTGTTGAAAATATTGCGTTTAGTGGATCGGTAAATATCACCGGTAGTTTAATTGGAACACTAACAGGTACGGCTAGTACAGCATCATATGTTACCACAGCACAGACAGCAAGTTACGTTACTACAGCTCAAACTGCGTCATATGTTGAAAATTCAATTAGTTCTTCTTATACTAGCGGATCAAATGTAATTACAACATCTGGGTCAATTCAATATTTGCAAGTCACTTCAAAATTTATATCAGAAGGTACAGCATTTATTTATACAGCATCACTTCCTGCAGCAGATCCGTCTGTAAATGGTCAACTTTGGAGAAGTGGTAGTTATTTAATGATTAGTACAGGTTCGGGAAGTTAATTATGTTTAGAATATTTTATGCAGATAGTGACTCTACCATGTATGAAGCAAATAGCCTTCAATCATATAATACTGGATTAGACGAAATATTAGAAGTTGGTAAACAATTAGATACTGATGGTGAAACATTGGTTAAATCTAGATTTGCAGTTAAATTTGATATGTCTGAAATACAAGACACTTTAACAAAATATTCTGCAGACTTAAATTCATGTAAATTCGTATTACAATTATTTACTACCAACGCAACTAACCTTCCTGCAGATTACACTTTAGATGCAAAATTAATGGGACAACCATGGACTAATGGTACCGGTTATTCTACTAGCACTGTTGCGACCATGGATGGAATATCTTGGGCTGCACCTCACGCATCTTGGTCATTTTCTCCTAGTGGTTCACAAACACTAAGTGGTTCATATTGGATATCAAGTAGCCAAGTTATCAACACCGGTGCACCTAGTTTATATGTATCCGGTAGTGGTCTCGGTGGTAGTTGGCTATGGCAATCTGGATCAGGAATATTTAATACGTCATCATTTGACTCATCATATTTTTATCAACCGGGATTAACTGAAAATGAATCTTTTTCATATAGACCAACTGATATTAATATGGATGTTACTGGTGCAGTAAAAACATGGATATCTGGAAGTGGTAATGTGTCCGTAGATAATAATGGATTTTTAATCAAGTTTTCAGATGCAGATGAAGCCGACGGAACTAAGACCGGCATTATTAAATTCTTTAGTAGAGAAACACATACTATATATGTCCCTAGATTAACTATGTATTGGGATAATAGCACTTTTACAACAGGATCATTATCGTCGGTTAACTTAGAGTCATATTTGACTTATAGCAAGACTAAACCGTCGTATAAAGACACTGAGATAACTAAAATTAGAATATATGCTCGAGATAAATTTCCACAAAAATCTCCTTCAAATTTATTCCCACTTGAAACAGTTAAACATTTGCCGACTACTACATATTATGCAATACGAGATGCTGCTACAGATGAGTACATAATTCCGTTTGATAATATTTATAATAAAGTAAGTTGCGATAGCACAAGTAATTTCATACATGTAGATATGAATAGTTTTATGCCAGAACGGTATTACCGCATAGAATTAAAAATCGAAGATGGCTTTATGGAAGATTATATCGATGACGAAATTTATTTTAAAGTAGTTAGATAATGGCAGTTCAAAAAGAAAATTTATTAGACCCAATAGCATTACAGCAAACATCTAAATATATTAAAGATGGGTTAACAGTTGTTTCTAATAATACCGATATTGTTCCTAGAGATGAAAATGGAAACATTGTAGTTCAGTCTGGGTCTTATATGGTTATTGAAACCAATTCTTTTAATTTTAATTCTAAGCCAATGTTAGACATATTGGATACGCGTTTTAATTATTTTAGTTTCCCAGTTCAAATTACTAGTAATCCAGTTGACATTGATGTTAACTTTGATTTTGATAATGTTTCAGCAAAATACATAATACCAATATCTGTAGATGCTAAGGGTCAACCAATTGGACTTCAAAGAATTGATACTTCATATGATAGCTCCTGGTATTATAATGATGGTGGAGATGCTGGTGTTAATGCCGGAACTATAAGTTCTGGTTTAAAAGCATTACAATTTACCGGTGGTATTCAAGAAAACGTTAATAGTTATACCATTACTGAAGATGTGTTTAACACATTAAAACAACAAAATAAGACATTAAAATTCACAATTCAAATTCAATGGAGATCTTCAACTCCTGGACGTACTGGATTTGTAACTGAGATTTCAAGACGAAATCCAAAAAATTATAATCCATTACCAGTTCCATTTACAATATATAAAGAGCAGGGATCAACACCTAGTGGTGTATTAACTGATACTACAAATCCATATGGATTTAATGATAACGGATACCCATTTTTGCAATTAACATACATAGTTGATATGAATAACACATTTAAAGGTGATGTGTATACTATAAAGAATGTGTCTGGTAATCCTAGTTGGATATTAGCAGAAAATTGTTCATGGGATATTGATATTGTTGATATACCGAATCCTGCAGACAACTTATATGAAAATGTGTATAGTATTAATCAAGATACTGTTATATTGGATAATAGCAATCAAGTACGGGTACGACGAACAGCTGCAACTAACAATGAAACTATAGTAGAATAAAATGTTAGATCAATATAAAAATATAGAACAAATATCATTAGCAAAGAAATCTATTTCTGCGCAACGTATTGATACTGTACAATTGCAAAATATTAATAGTAATCTTATAGACCCAGTTTATTTTGATGATACAATTGTTAATCAATCAACAGTAGAGTTTCATTTATATTCAGGTGATGTTTGGATAAGCGGACAACATAAAAGTCAATCATTACCAAATACACCAGTATATTTTAATTCAGATAATAACACTGAAATACGATTTGATTCACAACCATATGTTTTAGATATTTATCAGGAATTACAAGATTTAAAAATAACAAATGGTAATTACAAAATAGCTGTTAACTTTTTTGAAAATTTAATAGGTGGATATGATCAGCAACATTTACGAATTGATGAAATATCTCCTGATCGTACGGAAATACGACTTAAAGCAATTGATGTTAATGATTCTAATTTTATAAAGCAAATTGCAAATTATATAGAAACTGTTAATCAAACGTCTCCAATTGGTTATTTTCAAACATATCTATTAAATTTTAGCAGAAATCAATGTGTACAATTTGTTAATAGTGTGGTAATTGGCGAATATCTATATGTCAAATTATATGAACCATTACCTGAATCAATTGAAACAAATTTTAGATGTTGGGTAGTTAAAGAATTAAAACCAACTTATATTGACAATATTAATATTGAATCAATTATTGAAGCTCAAACATTTAATGTTTTAAGTGGTCCTAATTGGCAAGCAAATTATTCATATGATACGTCTACAGAAACTGGTTTACAGAATTGGAATGACTTATTAGGATCATCTACGTCAACATCGCAACAAATTATTGATAGTTTCTTTTCTGGTAGTTTGTCTGGAATGAAGTTGAATATTGATTATTCTGACTTTAATAATTTTATATTTTATAGTTCAGCAACAGAGCGTTTGGATAATTTTAAATATAAATTACAATTAATTGAGTATTATACTTCACAAAGTTTAGTACTAACTGGAATATCAGGTAGTAATGCTACAACGAATGCACAAGATTTTGCAAATTTAAAATCATCACTAATTGGAGGTTTTGATAATTTTGAGCATTACTTGTATTTTGAATCTTCATCTAATTTAACTACTTATGACATTCCAGTAATTAATGCAAATGTTGCAGTTGTTACCGGTAGTTATATACAACCAATACCAAAATCTAATTCTACTGTACCATATACTCAATATTCAGTAACGTCGAGTCAATTTGAAACTTGGTATACTGGGGTATATGCATCTGCTTCGTTATATGACAATTTAAATGATAATTCATTATTAAGAACAGTTCCTGATCACATTCAATTACAATCGGATAGTGTTGATTTAACTACGTTTGTTAATATGCTTGGTCATCATTATGATATATTATATACATATATTAATCATATGACTAAAATAAATAAACGTGAAGAAAATCCTAAATTAGGAATGTCTGACGATTTATTATATTCAGTTGCTAAACAATTTGGATGGAATTTAACTAATGGTCAACAAGGTCAAAAGCTTTGGGAATACACATTAGGTGTATCAGAAACAGGTACACCAATTACCGGTTCTAATTCAGTAGGTGACCCGTCAGTTTCCGGGCAGAAGTCAACATCGACTATATGGAGGCGAATTGTAAATAATTTACCATTATTATTAAAGTCTAAAGGAACTAAACGAAGTATACAAGCATTATTGTCATGTTATGGTATTCCACAATCATTGATGACTATTAATGAATATGGTGGTCCTAGATTAGACAGAGCACCATTATATGAAAAGTTAAATTTTGATTATGCATTAGACTTAATTACAAATACAGCTGGTACGGTAACAGTTAATTATACTCAACCAATTGAAGCAGTAGAACTTAGATTCCGTACTGATAATGTAATAACTAATCCATTATTACCTAGTACCATGAACCTATTTACTATAGGAAGTAACACAGTAACATTAGATTATACTTCTGGTACAATGGGTACTATACAAATCAATGGTAGTAGCTCAGCAGATATTGAATTATTTGATGGAGGATGGTTAAGCACAGTATTACGTAAAGATGGATCTAATTTAGAAGTTGTAGCTAAAAAATCTAAATATGGAAAAATTATAGCAGCTGTAACAGCATCAGATGTATCTTCTTTTGCTAGCACTGGAACATTAACATTAGGTGGTACTACGGGTGGTAGTCGATTATTAGGACAACTTCAAGAATTGAGATTGTGGACTTCTAGTTTACAAGACTCGCCATTTGATAATCATGTAAAAGCCCCAGGAGCATATGATGGAAATGTAGATGCATATGATGAATTAGTTTTCAGAGTTCCATTAACACAAAAAATTAATCATGCTACAACTAGTAGTTTAACTGGAGTGGAACCTAATAATTCTGGAATATCTGCATCATTTGCAAGTTGGACTAATAATACCCCATATGACTCAATTGAAGAAACATATTATTATGACGGTATATCATTAGGTGCTGGAACATATGATGATAATAAGATTCGTTTAGAAGATAATGAACTAGTCGGATCGTTAGACGTTAAAACAAGAGCTGAACGTAGTCAATTTGATAAAGCTCCATTAGATAGTGCTAAGTTAGGGGTATATTTTTCTCCACAAACAATGATTGATGAAGATATTATTGCACAATTAGGATTTAAATCATTAGATGATTATATAGGAGATCCTGGTAGTGTAAATGCAAAATCATATCCGGCATTAATACAAGAAGCAGAAACATATTGGAAAAAGTATAGTCAACGAAATGATATTAATGGATATATTAAAATATTTACATTATTTGATTTATCATTCTTTAAACAGTTAGATCAATTATTACCAGCTCGTGTAAATAAATTAACAGGACTATTAGTTCAACCAAATATATTGGAACGTAGTAAAGATACTATATTACCAAAAGTTGAACGTGTTAATAGCACATATAATACAACTATAACAGATACACAAGTAACTGCGTCTGCTCATTATGAAAACTATGATGCGATTATATCTGATGATATATACACATTAACTGCAAATGACGATGATCAGTTACAAGGATATTTAACATCTTCAGTTGCATCTAAATATGGTGGTACAACATATGTGTATGAAAATTTAATTAGATCAGGAAGTACTTATATAACTTCATCTACACCATATTGGAGAAGTAGAGCAGAACAACCAGTAATATTATCATCTAGTTTATCTGAAATCAAACAAATACCAAATCAACCAGGAACTGGAGTATATGGTGCATATTCATATGGTAGTGGGATATATGGAAGTGGATCTACTTTAAAGTTTGCACAAGTTCAAGATTATTTACCAATTGGTATTAATAATCAAAAATATAATGGATCTAAATTAACTAGTCCGGATTTTAATATTGCATCAATACAGACAATAGACGGCGGACCAGTTGTTGAATCTAGACAAGCAAACGGTAATCAGTTAATATATACAAATCAACCAGGAACGCAAGGTAGTTTTATATTAACGTAAAATTTAACTGAAATATATTTATATTAAATAAAAGGTAAATCAATATGGGATATTTAAATAATAGTAGTGTAACTGTCGATGCGATCCTCACATTAAAAGGACGTGAGTTGTTGGCAAAGGGAGGTAATGCATTTAATATTACTCAATTTGCAGTTGGTGATGATGAAATTGATTACTCACTATGGAATCCAGATCATCCGCTGGGAACAAATTATTATGGCACGATTATAGAGAATATGCCAATTACAGAAGCAATACCAGACGAAACTCAGGCATTAAAGTATAAATTAGTATCATTGCCAAAGACAACGGTAAATATACCAATTATTTCAGTTGGAAATTCTTCTATTATATTACCAGGTCCTGGTACCAGTAATATAATTGCTCCAAATACTGCTAATTTAGTTGGAGGAAATTCTAATTTAGGATATACAGCAATATTATCAGATTCTAGTATAGCAGATCTAACAGTAACTAGAGAATTACAATCTTCTACGTTACCTACCATTCCAAGATTTATTGGTGATAATGAAGACGCACAAAGTATTGCGGTTTCTGGATTTGAATTTAGAATATCTGCTAAAACATTATTAGTTGAATCTAAAACAGCAACCATAACAATTATTGGTAATGAAACTGGTGGTGCTACTACTATTAACTTAACAGTAAACAAAGCATCTACTGCTACTATCTCAAATGCGACTTCTTAAAATAGGAAAACATGAAAACAATTAAACAATTAAAACAACAACCAAAGTTAGGAATAGTACCTGTAGGTAGAAATGCGGCTCCTACTTCACCAGCAGCACAGCCAGCAAATATTGATGTTAATCAAGTAAATCAACAAGTACAACAATTGGCTCAACAATTGGCTGCTGAAATGTTAGCAGAGCAAAAACAAATTTCACTTCTATCTGCATCAGGTAGAACATTTACTAAATTTGATATGGATGCTGATGTTGTAGAAGGTCAATCAGAAACTGTAACTGCAGGATTGTGGAGTGGTAATGTAGCAAGTTTAACTACTTATTTTACGTCATCAACACAAACAGAATCGCAACGTAGATATTATGTTGATATATTAGACGGAAATCCAAGTTTAGATAGTTCTGCAGTTCAATTTGCTGCGGCATATGGTAATGCATTAGGAAGTGGGTCGAATTCACAAGGTCAACTTAATGATTCCCCATCTAAAGCAATTTATTCACAATACCGTCAACTTTTATTAAATCCGACTGATTCTAGATTTACCACTGCCGGTTCTGGAAGTACTGATTCTATATATGTTGTTAATTTTAAACGTAATCGATTAAAAGAACGTTTAGATGCTGGTAATTTTGAAATGCCATTGCGATATATGTCAGCTTCATTAGATACTAATGCAACTGGTAGTAATGTAGCAGTTAGTAGTAGTGTAGTTGTTTCTTTGATTGATGATTCGAGTATTGCTAATGCAACGGTTGGAGATTCGGGACGTGTTTATAATATAGTATCAGGATCAATTGATGGTGGAGTTTATAATTCTACTAGCCCAATTTATTATGGATTAGTTTATCCTGACTTTGGTACATTGGTATTAGACGGTAACATGTTAGATCAACAATTAAATTATCAGACTAACACCGGATCTAGTTCGGAAGGAAATAATCATTTCCGTTTATTCCATTCAGTATCGGGATCTTCTTTAATAACAAACCCAGCAACTAGTGATCCATATGGATTCTTAGCAAGAAATTCTGAAAAAGTAACTAGTACACATTATTTTGTAAGAATAAAAAATGCAGATTATAATTTCTCAAATAATCCGTCATATATAACTGGTAGTGATGGTCAAATTGCTCAGAGCACATTTATTGGTGATCCAAAAACGTATATTACAACCGTTGGATTATATAATGACGCTCAAGAATTATTAGCAGTGTCTAAATTATCTAAGCCATTATTGAAATCATTCCAGAGTGAAGCATTGATTAGAGTAAAATTAGATTTTTAATATTTCAATACGTATTTTAGCCTCGTTATATTTATATTAAATGTAACGAGGTTTTACTATTATGTCGGAAACGCAAATAAACAATGAAGATATATCTGAGGGATTGTACCCAACCGTATTTAAAAAAATAGATTCAACAGATATTCAGATTAATCCATTTCAAGCACATAAAACATTTACTGTTTATAGTGGAAGTGCTACTAGTAGTATGTTACCACTACAAGGAGTTTATATCGATCCAGCATATTTACCAGCATTGGAAACAACATTGGTATATAATGACGCATCAAATATTGACGGTAGTTTACAAAGTGTTACTTATTTCTCAGTTAATCATTTATTTTATAAGAATAAAAATCAACCGTATTATAATTTTGGTCAAACCAATTTAAATTTAACTAAAAAATTCTTATATGAAACTGCTAGTATATTTTCATTTCCACAACTTAAAATAGGCGAAGGTATAAAATTAGCATCATTTGAATTAACAGTGCCAAATACGGCATCATTTACTTCAGATCGATATGGTAATATAAATGATAGCACATTTGACACCGCATCTATTATCAACCAATTGAAACTATATGAAGGGTTCAATGAATATTTTGATACTACTCGTATTAATTATGAGTCTAGTGGAATAACATATGTTGATGGGGTTGTTGCATCTAATGGTGATACATTGCCAATGGGATTAGCTGCAAAGTTTGATAGTAATGGATATATAGAAACTAATCTTGCTGGAGAATATGACAGAGATTCAGACTATGCAATCTCCATGTTCATTAGTGGATCAAATACTGGTGCCGACAATCAATTAATAATTACAAAAGCGACTAGCTCTATAACTCCACAATATCCATTTAGAATTGAATTAAGCGGAAGCAATCAAATTGAATTTAGTGCACAAGGATCTCCAATATTCAGATCAATGATAACTAGTTCGGCAGATGTCTCATCGTCATGGACTCATGTTGTTTGTCAGAAAACAGGTAGTTCAATTCAAATGTATGTCGATGGTACACTTCATGCGTCAGAAACAAATTCATTGTTTAATAATAGTAATCATCCACTTAGTGCTAGTTCTAGAATTGATAATTTAGAAAATCTAAGTATTGGTGGTTATGGTGTTGCTGATTCTAATTTGCAAGGACAGTTAGATGAAATTCGAATATACAATAAAGCATTAACAGCAACAGAAGTTGGATATTTAGCAGATCGAACAGAAGGCGGTACATTTTCACAAACACCAGTAGTTGGTAATATTTTTGAAAAACAAGGGTTAGGAGTGATATCCACAATAGATTATCGATATCAAAACATATTAAATTATCCGTTTACTGCTTCATATAAAAGCACAGTAACAATTCATGAGTTAGGCGTAACTGCAAAATTAGATCAAGGTGATTTTAATATGTCTACCAATGTTACGTTAACTAAAGATGATAATCAAACATATCGAGGATTTGTTTCTGGTAGTGATTTTTCTCCATATATAACAAGTATTGGTTTGTATAATGCAGAAGGACAATTATTGGCAATTGGTAAATTAGCACAACCAATTAAAAAAAGAAATGACGTTGATGTTAATTTCTTGATACGAATTGATTTAGACAAGAACATAATAAAATGATACGATTAAAAAACATATTATTAGAATTAAAAGATGAAGATATACAAAGATTATTAAGTAAAATTAATAACAATGAATATCGATTCTTCGATCAAGGTGATAATGGCCGAGTCTATGAAATTGACGGTGAAGACAAACTTTTCAAAATAACTAATGAATCTGATGAGTTTGATGTTGCTACGGTTATTGTGGGGCGTGCAAGTGAATTCAGCACATTTATACCAATATATTATGTTGATGATGTTAAACAATTATACATAATGTCTAAAGCTAACTCATTAAATAATAATGATGTAAATAATATTGACTTGTTCATGAATTCATATAAAGAGTATGCTCGTGAAGTAGGAGGTGAAGCTTCAGTGTTTGATTATATTAATGCAGACGGCGCACGAGACGTAGACCCCGAATTAATATCCTTTTTACGAGCGTTACAACGAGATATTAATAAAATGGGTATAATGGACCTAGATCTAGATTTAGACTTTAAAACCGATAATATAATGCGTTGGCAGGGTCGTTTAGTTTTAATAGATTGGTAAATTATATAAAAACATATTTATATAAAATGGATAATAATAAATGA